CTAATCTCGATTCCAATTCCTCTACAGGCTCTGCCTGTAATTCTCTTCGAGTTGCTGCATTGGAATCTCCAAGAATCAGCGAAGCTGATTCGGAATCGAATGAAAAGGATCTTGTGAATAACTTTGGATGGCGATATGGTGCTTATCAATATTCTACTGTAGACCAATTGATGCCCAACATCGCCATTTATTGTCATGCCACGGTATTGCGCCCAACTGGTTATAAAAAAGTTCATGTGATTAATTTGGTCGGATATGCCTTTGACTGTATGGAACAACCCGATTATCAATATTTCAAGACGAAACCGAACGAATATGTTATAGATAAATACTACGAAGTATGGCATAAAGCGTTTGTGGCTGCTGTTCATTTAAAAAGGAGTGGTAAAATCGATAAAATAAAAATTTTCAATGTGGGTGGTGGTGCTTTTTCTGGGCTCTTTGAAGCAGATTTTATCGAACATATTTTTGAACCAGCTTTTTTACCATTTATACCCTCTTTTGAAGCAGCAGGTATTGAAGTATTGGGATACAATCAGAATACACAACGATTTGACGGTGGATTTATACCCGATACCCTGGATATAGACACTGAAATGGAAAAAACATTATATGTTAATGCTTGGGACCCATGGTCACTCATTGGTAATGGAAACGAACGCGACGAATCGCTCGATGGTTATTGGGGTCGGTATTCAAATATGGCAGTGTTGGGTTGGTCGCTAACCAACACTGAAATAAAATATTGTGCGGTATAATTCATAAAAATATAAACCCGTAATTATGTAACCATTCTTTCAATTGTAGTAATTTTATTTTTGGTTTAGTAACCATAGTAAAATGTTGTGAATTATCGTGTTTCAGACTCGTTACACAAAACAACGGTAAAATTTCTCGTAATTGGTCGGTTTGTATATTTTTTGAGGCCAGCCAATCATAAAATTGTATGGATTGGGTCTTGGTTTCTTTATTATATTCGTCGTAATATTTAATAGCTTTGTACAGTGTAATTTTTTGATGTATATTGTAATCTGTACCTGAGAGTATCATTACTTCGCGAAATTCGTTCATTGGCATTTTTAATTCCCTCAAAATATTGTTGATATTATAGAATACAATGGTATGATTAAGTAGACTGAAATGTCGCATAACGCGTGTGCATCCATATACAAAAAGGTCCATATCATCACTTAAACAAGCCCACGCTTTTTTAGTAATGACCATTTCGGCACAGATTCGGTCGGCCTCACCTATGGCTTCAATGTATGTAACACCATACAGGTCCATTAGTGTTTTCACAGATTCAATGTCTTCGCGCTTAATGCGTACAAATTGTTTTTTAAGTTTATCCATTTCAATCGTGATTTCTTCCTTTTCTTCTTGACTAGCAATATCCATCTCCTGTTTTAGGGTGTTATATTTTATTTCAGCTTCCTTTTTTTCTGTTTTGCGTTTTGCTAATATTTCCATCTTCTCTTTGGGAGGTTTTCCGTCAAATACAAAGATAGGTGTAATTTTATAATGTAATAGAATAGAAATCAATAAATACATGTTCTCAATTAAAATGGAATTCTCCATGAATTTGTACAAATAAATACTGGTGTCTATTACAATAGACTTACCTCCAAATATACTAAGATGTTTTTTAAATATAGATTCAGATGAGCAATTACTCAAAAGAAATTTATTCAGATTTTTTATTCCCATATTTTATTAGGTTTGTATTGAATATAAAAAAAAGGTTTTTGTATTCAATTTTTTACGGATTATATATTCGATTGTTCCTATTTTCGATAGCGTTGACTATATTGCGACATTCTTCTTCAGTAAGTTCCGGTTCAGAAAACAGGTCAATGCCACTGTAATAATTGTTTCGTCGTATATGTCTTCTATACATTCGTTCGTATTTATGCTGTTTTTCTACTATGCGTCTATAACTGATATGGTGGCGTAATGTTCTTTTATTAGAGAACATTCAATATTAGTGTAATATAATATATCACATATAATAATCAATTTTATCCAAAAATAGTCATACGCATGGTATTTCTCACTATATCATCTTGTTGTTGTTTTTCAGACCAAGTTTCCATTTTGTTCATTTCCTGTAAATATTCCGGTTTTTTACAGAACTTCAAAACAAATTTACAAAAGTTCTCTAGATTCTTAGGTGTCTTTGTAAAATTCAAAAGGTTCTCGACATTGTGTTTTTGACACCATAACATAAAATCATTTGTAAAAAACAACAGCAATGATTTTAAAACATAATAACAAAAGATATTGGTATGTTCGCGATAACTGTTTGGTCGGGTCAGCGTGCGAAGCACGCAACCTTGAACCACCGAAGGTGGTTCTGAGGGGGCGTTTACGCCTCCAACATTGCGAAGCGATAACTCTGTAGGTGACCTACGGTCACCGGAAGAGTTTGGAGAATGAAGTAACAATATATCAGAATACTTTAAATGATGGTGTTGGAGAACCTTGACACATTGAAACAATGAAAAGTGTATTTCAAGGTTCAACAGGTTCTCAATTTCACTAATTATGTCCGGTGTAGATTGTTTGGTTAAGAATCCTAAGAAAACAATATTCATTATCTCTGCCCATGTTTCATTGTAAGTTTCAAAAAGTTCAAATTTGGAATCTACATTGAAATACTTAGCTAATTCCTGCTGGATATTTTTAATATCCATAGTTGAAAAGTCTAAACCTAGATTATGGAATGTCTCGTGAATGAGAACTTTGAACCATTCTTCTTGGCGAAATATGATCGTATTAGTACTCGGAGAACATAAATTGGTATATGCAGTATTAGCGTGATAAGGTTCCATAGGTTCTCCAGATTCATTTTTATTCTTTGGAAAATCTGATAGATATAAATATATATTCATTTCTTGAGAACATTCATTGGTTGCATATTTGAAGGCAACCGACAACCATAAATAAATAAGTTTTAAACTGTCTTGAAAAAAGGAGATATCCACATTGGCGTGTGGTATACATATATATACCTGAATGATTCTGTCTGATATTGAGAACCTATATGAATGCTGCGTGTTTGTTCTCCATTCCTTAATATTTTGTTTTATTTTAGATGGTATTGATGAAAATAAATCAGAATCTAGGTCAACACTGTAGGGAATTGTTTGAGAGTCCGATGTTTTCCAATCCAATGTAGCCTGTGATATATCAGACAACAAATGTTTCATAATTATTTTACTAGAAGATGTAAATTTAAAATGATATTTATTAGGATAAGACTGTATAAAATCGTGTAAATGTTTAGAAATAGGATTTAATTCCATATATTATTAATAACTAATATATTTATATATTAGTTATATAAATTTATTGAAGACCAGATTTTTCCATTAATTCTTTGCGAACACGCATTAGAGATTCATCAACTTCAACCGGAGAACGGCGTATAAAATGAGTTAATTTGGCAGGATTCGTCAAAAATAATATTTCTCTAAAATCAACATTTTGTTGGAATTTATTACGCAATGCATTTGTGCGTTCTTGAATGTTGCGTTCTCCGTAGAAATCAGGGTCAATAATCACTGTTTTTGGCCGATATTCTGTTGGTTTTTTACCACCAGCGAGTTTGGCCAAGGTCACATCTTCAGAGAATTTGCTATCTTTGTTATCCAAAGAAAATTGGACGTAAAAATCAGGAAATCCCTTTTTAAATTTGGAAGCCTGATAGTAATGTTCAACAGACGCCCATTGATGACCGTCCAATTCAAATCGTGCTTTGGACCATGAATCGTCTAATTTGCGACGCCAATCTTTGATTTTGTGGAGTTTTTTAAACAATGGTGTTTTGTCTTTTGGAATGGTTTCACCCGACCCCTTCCCTGGTAAAATTTCGTCTTGGGATTTGGAATGGTACATGAAAACAATGTCCTTATCATAGAGAGCATCCATAAAATCATCTTGTTCATCGTTAACTGGCACACCCTCATCAGCTACGAGACCAATTTTGGCTTTGAGGTTTTTGAAATCTTGTATCAAATAAAAAATACCAGAATTGCGTTCCATACATTTATTGACAATTAGTGTTTTCACATCATAAGGGATCTCACGATAAGTTAATATCATTTTGTTTTTGTAGAGAACTAACTTATAATGGTCGCCGCTATAACTGGTCATAATATAATGATTAGGTGTGAAAGTACCAAGTTCTTGTAATTCTTTGTTAGCTTCACCACAATTCAATACGCTGTCATGAGAACCGTGGTTAAATGCGGCTTCTGAAAATATGATGAATTTAAAATTCAATTTGTTCTCAAGAGTGGTAATCGCCCAAGCATCGGCCCAGTAACTCGAAGTGCGAATATAATTTTGAAATTTTTCAAGGGTATCAATTTCTTTCATATAACCAAATTCACTTCGTAACAGTTCACGGTTAAGACGATTTTCGTCCTGTAACAATTTTACCTCAGTTTTTGCGTGTTTGGCTTGTTCTAATAGTTTTGAATGGTCTTTTTGAGTTAGAGGTATTAGTGTTTTATCTGGGTTGTCTATTTTTGTTTTAGCATCTCGATAAATATCTGAAAAGGTCTTAATTTTCTTATCATTTTCAACAATAGAATTTTCCATGGCAAGGAATAACTGTCGATATTCTTGAAAAATGGAGTCAGTTGCTTGTTCGGCCACTAAATCACGAAGTTTATTCACAGTTGTATGATGTCCGATTTGTGAAAAAGAATCTCGAACCACTGCAAACAGACAATCGCCTCCACCTTCGTTGTCTTGAATCTTATATTCATTGTTTTCAATGAATTTGTTAATCCAATTGGATTGCACGGTTTCTTGATATTCTTTTCGCAAATCAGAAGCATCTTGACTACTTTCTTCGGTCAATAGTGCAGGTGTTTTCATATTTTGGTCGATGGTAAATGTTTGTGTTTTGTCTGTTACAGGTTTTTGTTCTTCATCAGTGAGTGCCTTGTATTCTTGTTGTGGAATTTCAAAAAGGTCCATTTTATCTTGTGATTCGTTATTTTTTTTGGAACTAAATTTGCCAGTTTCAGCATTATATTCTTCATCAGCTTCGACAACCGTGTCTTCTCCATTTTCATCTTCGTCTTCTAATTCGTATTTTTGTAGGAATTTTTCATTAATAAAATTAAAAAAAAGGGGCTCGGGAATTTTATCAGGGTTTATGTCGTCATTATCGTCCAATATATATGCATATTTTTGGGGTTCAATTTCGAGAACTCCAATTTTCGATGTGGCTTCGTCATTGATGACTAAATAAATAGGTAAATAAATGACACCATCCTTTTTCTTTTCTTCTCTGACTTTACCAAATACAATGTTGTATTTTTTGGCGGATTTGGATTTGTCGTGTCCTTTAAAAGATATTTCTATGGGATATACCAAAGATTCGAATTCATCGTCTTCGGGAAAAATATCTACATTTTCTTCATAAATAATTTTTGAATGAATTTTTGAAACAACCATCGTATATTATATAGCTTTAATTTATTTTTATGTTTTTAACTTCAAAAAATATTATTATAAAAATTAATTAAAATTTGATTAATCTCTATTCTGGGTTAGGATGCCGCTACGCAGTGAGGGCATCCTACCAAGATAGAGATATCAATGCTTCCAAGAACATACTACTTTTGTTACAACTCCAAAAAATAGGTAAAAAGCGTCCAGAATGCTTTTCTCCTACCAATAA